GCACAAGACCTGGAGAAGTTTAATGGATAGTAAGACCATTGGGATATTAGTCCCAACACGGGACTTTGTTAATTCTGGATTTGCTTTTGATTTAGCGAGACTAGTTGGATTTACTGTAGGTACAACAAATCATAAAGTAGTGATCTACACTAGCTCTGGCACTTTACTGTCAGCACAGCGTCAGGATTTGGCTAGAGATGCGGTAGAGGCTAAATGCACTCATACCCTGTGGCTAGATAGCGATATGCGGTTTCCAAAGGATTCTATTATTCGCTTGTTAAAACATGATACTGGTATTGTCTGCGGAAACTATGCAAAACGTAGATTCCCGACTGAACCTATTGCGGTGAAAAAAAATAGCCCAGATATGGATGCAACATTTGTCAATCGGGTATATACTGAGGACGATTCAACAGGACTTGTTGAAGTAGACTACTGCGGAATGGGTGTAATGCTCGTTAAATCCGAAGTCTACAAGTCTATGGAATATCCTTGGTTTGCTATCCCTTGGGTTCCCGCTGCGGAAGACTACATTGGTGAAGATGTATGGTTTTGCCGTAGAGCCGCCCAAAATGGGCATAAAACTTATGTTGACCAAGATCTATCAAAACAGATCTTCCATATTGGCACATTTGAGTACAAACATGAGCATACACTAGCGTGTAGGGATGTAGAAAATGGCACTTGATACCTTTAGCGGTTTGAAGACAACGATAGCAGATTATCTTAATCGGGATGATCTGACTTCTGCTATTCCAGGCTTTATTACACTGGCTGAAGCTAAGTTTAATCGTAAGTTGCGTGTAAGACAAATGGTCAAAAGGGCTACGGCTACTTTAGATACGCAATACTTTGCCTTTCCATCTGATTTCTTACAAGCTAAAGAATTCCAACTGAATACAAATCCAATTACTTACCTACAGTATGTAACGCAGAATCAAGGTGACTATGGTTCGGCAACCAATTATGTTGCTGCTGGTAAGCCTCAGTTTTACACAATTATTGGTACTCAAATACAAGTAATTCCAACGCCTGATACTGGATATACAGGTGAACTTACTTATTATGGTAAGATTCCTGCGTTGAGTGATTCAAACACAAGCAACTGGCTTCTAGTTTATGCCCCAGACTTGTACTTATATGGTGCATTGCTTGAGGCAACTCCATATTTAAAAGATGATGAGCGTCTTGCCACATGGAGTACGTTATATACAAACTCCTTGGGCGACATAGAGGTTGCAGATCAAAGGGCGTCTGTTGCTTCTACTCCGATTGTTCGTGCCCGATCTTTGGGGTAAAAAATGGCAGGATCATTTACAGACTATCTTGAGGACAAGATCCTCAAACACGTATTTACAAATACAGCATACACATCACCAACGACTGTTTATGTTGGCTTGTTTACTGTAGCGCCAACTGATACTGGTGGTGGCACAGAAGTATCTGGTGGCTCTTATGCCCGAAAATCTGCTGCTTTTACAGTAAGTGGAACAGGAACTCTAGCGACAAACAGTTCTGCTATTGAGTTTGATACTGCTACAGGTACTTGGGGTACTGTTGTGGCAATTGGAATATTTGATGCACTTACTACAGGAAATATGCTTGCTTTTGCAGACTTGACAACAAGTAAAGCAATTTCAAGTGGAGATGTATTGCGCATTCCTACTGGCGATCTTGATATTACATTGAGTTAATCATGGCATTAGTTCTTGCTGATCGTGTAAAGGAAACCACGACTACGACAGGAACGGGTACGCTTACTCTTGCTGGCGCTTCTACTGGTTTTCAATCATTTTCTGTAGTTGGAAATGGTAATACAACCTACTATGCAATAAGTTCTAGTGGTGGTTCTCAATGGGAAGTTGGCATTGGAACTTACACATCATCTGGCACTACATTAGCCAGAACAACTATTCTTGCATCTTCAAATAGCGGTGCTGCTGTTGACTTAGCGTCAGGAGCAAAAGATGTTTTTGTGACTTACCCTGCTGGTACATCAATTAATAAAAATAAATCTATTGCTTTGTCAATGATTTTTGGATACTAAGGAACTAAAATGGCTGCTCCTAACATTGTCAATGTTGCAACAATAACTGGTAAAACTGCTGTATTAGTTGTATCAGCATCAGCTACTGCAATAGTTACCAATTCATCAGGAAGCGGTAAAGTTTTAAAGATAAATTCTTTATATTGTTCTAATGTTGATGCATCAAGTGTTTATTCAGTAACAATAGATATTTTTCGTTCCTCAATAGCATATCGAATTGGTTATTTGATACCAGTTCCTGTTTCAGCGACTCTTGATCTACTGAGAAGGCCAGTTTATTTAGAAGAAGGTGATACTTTAAGATTAACTGGAAGTGTTGCCAATAAAATTGAAGCAATTTGTTCTTATGAGGATATTAGCTAATGGCTCAATTCCCAACAACAACAAATGCCACAGGCGTTTGGGATTTAACTGATATTTCTCGTGCTATTTCTGGATTGAACTGGCCTAATGCTTTGCCAGGCGCTCCTACAATTGGCACAGCAACTACTGGAAATACTCAAGCATCTGTTGCTTTTACAGCGCCAACGGCTAATGGAAGTCCTGCAGTTACGGGATATAGAGTTACGTCTACGCCAGGTTCATTTACAGCAACTGGCTCTTCTTCTCCACTTACAGTAACTGGACTTACAAATGGCACATCCTATACATTCACAGCCGCAGCTCAAAATGCTAATGGATATGGTCCTGAAAGTTCTGCAAGCAATAGCGTAACACCAGTGAATCCAGTTCCATCTACAGTTGAATATTTAGTTGTTGCTGGTGGCGGTAGTGGTGGTGGCTTGAATGTTGGCGGTGGTGGTGGTGCTGGTGGTTACAGAACCGCATCTGGTTTTGCTGTTAGTTCAGGTTCTGCAATTACAGTAACAGTTGGTGCTGGTGGATCGTCAGTTACAAGTGGTGTTGTAGGAAATAATGGTAGTAATTCAGTATTTAGCACAATTACATCTACTGGTGGTGGCGGCGGCGGTCATGGCGTTCCACCAAATAATGACGCTAGTGCATTAGCAGGAGCCAATGGCGGTTCTGGTGGTGGCGGTGGTGGTTGTGATAGTGGTGCTGCAGGATCTGCAGGAACTGGCACTTCTGGACAGGGAAATAATGGCGGTACAGGAAGTTCATCTGGTATTAACTCTGGCGGTGGCGGTGGTGCTGGAGCTGCTGGTGAAAATGCCAACAATACATCAGGTAAATCAGGAAAAGGTGGAGATGGCTCAACTTCATCAATAAGTGGCTCATCAGTTACTTACGCTGGCGGTGGCGGTGGCGGTGCAAATGGATCAAATAATGGCGCTGGTGGCTCTGGTGGTGGTGGCGCTGGTGGAACTGGTAATTCTGGTGGACCTTGGACTGCTGGAGGCAATGGAACAGCCAATACAGGTAGCGGTGGTGGTGGACAAGGTGGATATAATCCATCTTCCTCATATCCATCTGGCGCTGGTGGTTCTGGTGTAGTTATTATTCGCTACGCAGATACATATCAGGCCGCTGCATCTACAACTGGATCACCAACATACACAGTAACTGGTGGGTATCGCATTTACAAATGGACTTCATCTGGTTCAATTACGTTCTGAGGTAACACATGAGTCATTTTGCAAAAGTAGAAAACGGCATCGTTACACAAGTAATTGTGGCAGAACAGGATGTAATTGATTCTGGATTATTTGGTTCTGGATGGGTGCAAACTTCATACAATACTTATGGTGGTGTACATAAAAATGGTGGCACTCCATTGCGTAAAAATTACGCAGGAATTGGCTTTAATTATGACCAGACCCGTGACGCATTTATTCCACCACAGCCATACGCTAGTTGGACACTAAATGAAACAACTTGTTTGTGGGATGCACCATCAGAAATGCCTACTGATGGGAAAATGTATTCATGGAATGAAGAAACTTTGTCTTGGAATGAAGTAATCATTTAACATCATGGAAAACAAAATAACACTTACTGATGAACAACTAGAACAACTGGTTGAAAAAGTCACAGAAAAAGTAATAGAAAATGTATATATTTCTATTGGACAAAGTATTGTTAAAAAGTTTTTCTGGATTGTTGGTCTAGGTACAGTTTCTCTTTTTGCATGGTTGTCTGGTAATGGACACCTGAAATAATGTTTGGAATAAGCGCATTTTCACAAACTCCTTTTTCCACTTTAGTTGGAGGAGGGATTCTTGATGCTGCCGCAAATATTGATAGCACATCATCAGTTGTATGCGCTGTAAATAGAATTTTAAGCGTTTCTGCAAATGCAGATTCAACAAGTTCAATTACTGTAAGTGCTGTTGTTGTTAAAGATGCATCATCTGCAATAAATTCAGTAACAACAATAACTTGTGATTCACTAAGAGTTAGAAGTGTTGATGCACCTGTAGTAAGTCAATCTGATGTCTCTTGTGCTTTACAAAATAATATTTATGTTTCTGCAAACATAACTAGTGCAGCAAGTATTACTTCTGCTGCTGTTGCTGTAAAAAGTATTGATGCAAATATTGAAAGTTTAAGTTCAATTCAAGCATCTGCTTTAGTTGTAATAACCGCATCTGCAAATATTAATCCAACTTCTGATGTTCAATGTTTAACAAGCGTGAGATTTGTAAATAGTGCTTTTGTAATTGGAAGTACTGAAATAACAGTAAATGCTACTTATAAGTGGAACGCAGAATCTTTAGTTGATGAAACTTGGACGGCAATTTCAGATAATTCAGAAATTTGGACAGATGCAACAAATCAGTCTGAAACATGGACAGTAACAACTCAATGAGGTAATTATGGCTGATACAACCACCACAAATTTAGGTCTTACCAAGCCAGAAGTTGGTGCATCTAGTGACAGTTGGGGTACTAAGTTAAATACAGATTTAGACTCAATTGATGCTTTGTTTGATACTGGTCCAGTACTCAAATTAACAAAAGGCGGTACTGGTTCAGCTACTGCAGCAGATGCTAGAACTGCTCTTGCTGTGCCTGGTACTGCCGTAAACAATACATATACTGGTAAACAGACATTTACTGGATCTACATCTGCTGTTGGCACTAAGTTTGTAAACGCATTAGAAAAAGTAACAGTATCTGCAACTGCGGCTACTGGAACAATTGCTTACTATGCAACAACTCAATCAGTCTTGTACTACACAAGCAATGCTTCTGCTAATTGGACTATCAATCTAACAGGTGCAAGTACACCAGTTACGTTGGATACACTGATGGCAACTGGTGAGTCTATTACTCTTGTGCATCTTGTTACAAATGGAAGCACTGCTTATTACAACAATGTAATCCAAGTTGATGGTACAACAAGTGGTGTAACTACTAAATGGCTTGATGGTATTACACCAACTAGTGGTTCAACAAGTGCAATTGACGCATATACATATACAGTTGTAAAAACTGCATCAGCAACATTTACTATATTTGCTTCTAAAACAACATTTGTTTGAGGAAAATATGCCTTTTTTATCAACAATTTCGTCAGCATCAATAAAAGCTTTTAGGGGCGGTGTAAGACGTTTTACTGACGTTACTGGTCAGGAAGCATATACAACTGCTGGGACATATTCTTGGACAGCACCTGCTAATGTTTATTCTGTTTCAGTAGTTTGTGTTGGTGCTGGTGGAAATGGCGGTGGCACTTCTGGCATTGGTGGTGGCGGTGGTGGGGCTTTAGCTTATGTCAATATTATTGCGGTTACTCCAGGGAACTCGTATACAGTTGTTGTAGGTGCTACCAATACAACTTCTGGCGGTAATGGTGGATTTAGTTCATTTAATTCAACTACTGTAAAAGCTAATGGCGGTGGAAATGGATCTCTTGATGGGACTGCAGGTGCGGGTGGTACTGTAGCTAATGGAACTGGTGGATCAGGCGGTAATGGTGGCAATGCTGCTAGTATTTATCCAGGTAGTTGTGGTGGTGCAGGTGGTTACTCTGGATCTGGTGGAAGTGGTGGCGCTGTTAATGGCAATGGATCTAATGGCTCTGGTGGTGGTGGTGGTGGAGGCATAGGCGCTAATAGTTCTGCGGGATATGGCGGTGGTAGTGGAGGTGGCGTAGGTTTGCTTGGTCAAGGTGCTAGTGGTGTTGGTAGTAGCGATCCTGCTGGCGCTGGTAGAAATGGAACTGGTGGAAGTGGTGGAACTACTGGTGCAAATCCTGGTATTGGTGGAATTTATGGTGGTGGTGGAGACTCCCCTGCAGGTGGAGCCGTAAGAATAATTTGGGGAAGAAATAGATCTTTCCCATCGACTAATACTGGTGATCTATAAATGGCTAATCTAAGGCAACAACTAGAAACACCTCCAATTCCCAAGCTTGGATCTTCTGGAGAGGTTTACTCGTCTGCCTTACAAAATCAAAACAATGGCTTTTTAAACACTTTTTTTATCAAGCTAGTTAACTCGCTAAATTCAGTACTTGGTATTCGTGGTGGTCGTTTTATGAATAACCCTTATGGGGCTTTTCAAGATTCAACTGACCAAGTAGCCGCAAACACAACTACAGCCTATCCCGTCACATTCAATACTACAGACTTTTCTAATGGTGTCTCTATAGCTAGTGGCTCAAGAATTACTGTAGCTAATGATGGCATCTGGAACCTGCAGTTTTCACTTCAGTTTACAAACACAACAAATGCTTCTCAGGATGTGGATGTTTGGTTTCGGGTCAATGGTACAAATGTGCCAAACTCAAACAGTAGATATGGATTATCTCCACGAAAAGCTGCTGACGATCCATTTCACATTATTATGGCTTTGAATTACTTTATTAGTTTGAATGCTACTGACTATGTTGAAATAATGTGGAGGCCAACTAATACGGGTGTTTCTATTGAGCAATATGCGGCTGGAACAAGTCCAACTAGACCAGCAATTCCTTCAGCAATTGTTACAATGAGTTTTGTATCTAACATATCTGTATAAAGATTTATATCATGGCCTACATACCTCTCCAGATCCCGCCAGGCGTGTACAAGAATGGTACAGATTACCAATCTAAAGGACGTTGGAACTTTTCAAACCTAGTTCGTTGGTTTGAGGGAACAATTCGTCCTATTGGTGGATGGCGTAAACGTACAGAGACACAATTAACTGGTTCAGCCCGTGGCTTAATTAATTGGCGTGACAATAATAACAATAGACGTATCGCAATTGGTACACATTCAAAATTGTATGCTTTAAGTGAATCTAATACTTTGACAGACATTACACCAAGCAGTTTGGTTGTTGGTGATGCAGATGCCGTTTTAAAGATTGGCTATGGTTATAGTACATACGGGAGTTACGCTTATGGTGTACCTAGACCTGATATTGGTTCTTATGTTCCCGCTACAACATGGAGCTTGGACACATGGGGTGAGTATTTGGTTGGATGCTCAACAAAGGATGGAAGACTTCTTGAGTGGCAATTAAACGTAGCAAATGATGCTGTTGCTATTACAAATGCTCCTACCAGTTGCACAGGGCTAATTACTACTCAAGAACGATTCTTATTTGCCTTGGGTGCTTCTGGTAATCCTCGTAAGATTGCTTGGTCTGACCAAGAAAACAATACTGTTTGGACTGCTGCAGCCACTAATCAAGCTGGTGACTTTGAACTGACTACTATTGGCTCTCTGCAATGCGCTAAACGCATTCGTGGAACTACCATTCTGTTTACAGACGTTGATGTTCATACGGCTACTTATATTGGCCCACCTTACGTTTATAGTTTTGAACGTATTGCATCATCATGTGGAGTTATTTCAAAGCAAGCGGTAGCGGCTACTGATAGTTCATGTATTTGGATGTCTCAGTCTGGCTTCTGGCTATTTGATGGTTTTGTAAAGCCACTTCAGTCAGATGTTGGAGACTATGTATTTACTAATTTAAATACTACCCAAGCATCTAAGATATATGCAGTTCATATATCTGCTTATGGTGAGATTTGGTGGTTTTATCCTAGTGCTGGTAGCAATGAAGTTGATTCTTATGTAAGCTATAACTATCGTGAGAATCATTGGGCTGTAGGAACTTTGGCTCGTACTTGTGGTACAGATCGAGGTATTTTTAATAATCCTTTGATGGTTTCTCCCGATGGATATGTTTATGAGCATGAAGTAGGAAATGCCTATGACTCTCAGACTATATTTGCTGAATCAGGACCAGTAGAATTAGGTGCGGGAGATCGTGTTTTAAGCCTTAACGGGCTTATTCCTGATGAAAAGACATTAGGCGATGTAAAGGCTAGGTTCAGTACTAAGTTTTACCCAACAGGAACAAAATTCGACTATGGCCCATATACGATGGCTAATCCAACATCTTTTAGGATTACTGGAAGACAGATAGCTGTAAAGATTGAAGGAAATACATTATCTGATTGGCGACTTGGGACTATCAGATTTGATGGAAAATTAGGCAGTCTGCGTTAAATATATTATGATTGAGCATGAT